AGCAGTGTCGGCCCGAAATGCAAAATTATGAACAGTCGCAGTCGAAGCAGCGGGCGCGCTGCCTTGCCCGAGGGTTGCGTATTTAATCGCCGTGTCCGCGTTGGCGTTTACGTAGAGCGAATAGCCTCCGATGTGTGAGGTTGTTTCTGGAACGTCGAGATCGCTCGTGATCTCCGTCGTCACTGTCACGTCAATATTATTGACGACGGTTCGGACCGTGCCGCTCAAAAATATATCGGGGTGCTCTGCGTTGGTGTATGGGATCCAAGAAGACGAACCGCTCCGAACACCCCAGCCGATCTGCCGGGCGGTTGTAAACCCTGAAGCGGCGGCGTCGGAAAGGAGGTTTGTCGCTGTAGCGTCTTGATCGAATCCGAAGTTGATGTCGTTGCCGACTGCTTTATGAATTGCCCATACTCGAGTAAAATATGGATCGGCCCAGGTATTGTTACTCGCTAGGCCTCCGGTTGTAAGATTCCACGGGACAGTGGGGAGCTTTTGCATTGCGACCAATAGGCGGCCTGTCGTGGCATCGTCTGAACTGCGGCAGTCACCCGGACGAATCTCGATTGCGTGGGTGGCAATGTTCGGCACGATCTCGAGCCCTGTTATATAACCCGGCAAGCCGATCACCGTCGTCGAGATTCGAGAATCTACTAAGGCGCGAAGCGCGACGAGGAGCCTCGTGTGGTCGGTTTTTGAATGGGAAATAGATTGATCGTCAAGGATCGCGATAAGCGACTCTTGAAGCGCATTCATCCAGTCCGCATCCACCGTCGTGCCCGCAAGAGCTCCGGCCGGGTTTTTGAAGTAGCCCTCGGTTCCAAGCGCGGACGGGGCCGGTTTTCCGGCGGCGCTGTTTGCGGCATCTGTTCTATACAATTGTCAGCTCCTAGATGAAAATATGTTCGGCCCAAGCGGGTTCGATCTCGGAAAGAATGCAATCAAGATCGAGCTGCGCGACCGAGCCGAGTGGATCGTTCGCGACTGAGCCGCCGGTCGTGAAAGGAACCACCGTGATTTCCGCCGTGGTCGTCACGTCGTATTGAAACCAGGTCGAAGCCGCATCCGGTGCGGCGTGTTCAGCGATCGTGATCGTGAACCCGTAGAGCGCGGCAATCTCGATCATTGTATTGGGCGCGAGGTTGCGGTTTCGAGTGAGGACCGCGAGGACGACGGCGCGGCGTTGCTCTAGCAGTGTCGGCGGGACTTGACAGTCTCGCGGAAGCGCGAGCATTCGCTCAAAGTCGCCTATGAATTGAATCGTCGTCGTATAGTCGAGCTCCGTTAAGAGTTCGTCGCAGAGCGCATCGAAGCGCGCGAGCTCGACGGCCAGGCCTTCGAATAAACGCCGAAAAAGACCGCCTTCGGCGAGGTCCAGTGCGAAACCTTGCGGCATATGGTCGATCAGCGATTGCGCCCAGTCGGTTGAAGACTTCGCGAACATCATGTGAAGACCGGCGTCCCGATGGTCGGGAGCTGGCCGGCAGAGTGCGTTTTATCGGCGGCCGGACTTGTCAGCGTCGAGCTCGTCTCTCCGGTCGCTCGCGAGATGACCTCGGCGAGCTGGGAATGAACGACCGTCCCGCCGATCGTCGTTGTTCGAATAAGGAACTGAACAATCTCGGCGTTGACCGCGTTTTGAACTGCGACCGTATTCGGAACCAGCGTGATCGCAGGATTAAGAGGGACGAGGGTCGGCGGGTCGACTTGGACGTCGGCACATAGCGGGCGCCGGTTGTCGCCGTCGATGTAATTGAAAGCCGTGACGTAGTCACCAGCGACCCGGTTGATCGCGTTGCCGGCGGCGTCGGCGGCGTCGTTGACGGCGTAGATCTGGATCACGTTCGACCCGGTTGCGGGCTTGATCGCGAAGACGCGGGTCCAGGCGTTCGCGATCGACTCGAAGGTCCATCGCTCGAAGTCGGTCAGCGTTCCGCCCTGCGGCGCTCGCCTCTTGTGCAATAGGTAGCGGTCGCGGAAGTCTTCGGTCGATTCGTCATTCGTGCCGCCCGAGATCTCGTCGGGGGCCGGCCGGACCTGGCCGAGCCCTGGCGCGATTCCGGTGAACGGTTCCTCGAGGTCGATCGCGGCGCCGGCTGAGAGGTTGTATTTCTCGCCCGATTCGACCGCCTGAACTTGTGGCACGTAGCTGCCGAGGCTTGCAACCCAGGGGAATGTGAGCGCGACGTATCGCTCGCCGGCGCTGCTCACGAGAAAGAGGCCAGCAGTCGGGGCCGGGATTATTTCAGCAGCGAGGGCGAACCGTGCGAAGCCCTGCGCCTTGGCGCCGAGGTTTTGGGTCAACCCCTCCTGAGCCGCGAGGCGGACGAGGTCGTCGAATTCGGCGGTATCTCCGAAGTGATTCCGGGCGGCGCGTTCGAGCCGGCCGTTGAGCTCGTGAATTTGCGCGGTCTGGCTCATGATTAAAGCGAGGACTGCGGTCCGAGGCGCGAACGGATCGAAGTCGACGAGCACGCCCTTCACGTCGCCTCGAATTCTATCGAGGATGTCGGCGACGGTCGGCCGGGTGAACGACATGATTAAACGCCCTCTCTAGCCATCGCATCCCATTGCAGCGAGTAACGTCTCTCCGCGTTGGTCGTGGCGTCTGTGACAGTGATGAAAATCTCGAGGACCCCTCGAGATGGGATTCGGGTCTCGACCGTGACGACGCCGATCCCTTCGGCCTCAAGCCATGCAAGGCCCTCGAGCACGTAAGAGCGAGCGCGTGCGCGGGTCTCGTCGTTTAGGGCTTGGCCCTCTAGGAGCCAGAGCCGCGAGCCGTAGCGATCGTCTGGCCCGAGTGGCGAAAGGAAGTCGCCCCAGTAGCCGCGACGTTCGGGGAATGCAGGGTTACCAGAGTCGGGGACCTCGTCGGATGCTTCGGCCAGGCGGTCAGTTAAAACGGAAAGAATCACCTGTGAGCGAAAACCGTCTTCGAGCTCGAGCTGGCCCCAAGCTGGCGACGACGAGAGGGACAGGTCGAAACCCTCTCGCTTGTCGAAGCTGGAGGAGTCGCCGGCGGCGATTCCTTGACCTGGCGTTCCGACACCACCCTGGACAGGGAAGATCGGGCCGGCGGGTTGATCGAATCGGAGGTTCTTTTTTTCAAGGCGTAGGTCGGGCATTTATAGTGGTGGTCCTGTGGCTCCGGTGCAGGGTCCGCCGGCGATTCCAGCCGGAGAGTTGATGCTGCCACCTGATAAAACGTCTGCGCTATGAGTGTGAGACGCCCAGGCTTTTCCCTCGAGCGTAATCGTGCCGGTGATGACTACTGTCGTGCCGCCGATGTTGACGGCGCCTGATGCGTTGATGTCTGCGTCTCCCGATCCGGCGTCGATATTTATGGCGCCGGAGGCGGTAATGTCTGCGTTTCCCGATCCCGCGTCGATGGCAATCGCGTTGCCGGCGAGCTCGACGATCCGGCCGCGCTTCGCATGAAGGACGAGCCCCTCGTCGGTGTAAATTTGGACCTCACCAGGCGCGAGATTTGTCGGGCGGTGCCGCGGGTCGTCGACGTTGATGATCGCGAGCCTGCTCTGAGAGCCGCCGATTTGGAGGGCGATCCCTTCGGAGCCGACGAGCGGCACCGACGTCACGCCGTAATCTTGGAAGCGCGAGGCGTTGCGGTTTGTTCCACCACTGGCGAACGTGTCACCGTCAACTCTTTGATGGGAGACCGAGCCCCTCGCGTCGAGACCTGTATCGTCGATCGCGGTGAGGAGAATCCGGCTCACCATCTGTCCTATGCGAAAACGGATCGCTCGCTTGATGCCTTCCGTGAATTCGCTCATAGACTCGAGTCCTTGTTGTCCCACAATTCGCCGGCTTCTGACTTCGGCTCTTTCATTCTGCGGAGATCGAAGGCTTCTGGGCGCATAAATTGGAGCTTTGCGGTGCGCTTGTTTTTCTGAAACGCAAAAGTCACGGTCGTGAGAAGTAGGTCCTGATCGACCGCGAGCCAGGGGTCCGAGATCTTCACGAGCTCGCCGGGAGTCCAGAGGGGACCGGAGTCCGAATTGTGGCGCCATCCCTTAACCGTGTAGGAGATACGTTCGCACCGAGCGGCGCGGAGATTGATGTCGCGACGGATCAAGGCCTCGAGGGCGGTTGAGCCGTCCGGCGGATCCTTTGGCAGCTCGAGGAGCGGGAGATAGCGATCCGGGTTCATGTTTGGATCTGTCACCGTTGCGCGAAGCGGAGCTCCGGCGGCGGTTCCACCCCAGGCGCTCTCGCGCTGCACTTCGTGGGTGATTGATTGGAATCGCTCTGTGTCGTCGAAGACCGCGCCGGCCGAGATAATGTTATCGCCAAGGCGGAGTGTGATCTTCGAGGCTTCCGAGCCGGGCAGCGTGATGAGCAAGCCGCCGACGCCGTCAGAGATTCGAATCACTCCGCGGTATCGAACGAGATGGTCGATTAGAGAGTCGGCAGTTGCTCCGACTTCGGCCTTGAATGTCAGGAAGTCGGCGCCGGTGTCGACGTCCGTCGAGACTGAGATCCCGAAGGGTTTGCAGATCTGCGCGACGATCGACTCGAGCTTTGCCGGGGTGTGGATCGGGACCATATTCGAGCACTTGATGAGGTCGGCCGTCGAATCCCAGCCCGTCACCGAGATCACATGATTCGCCTTGCCGTAGCTTGGCGCGAGCTTGCGGATGTAGCCCTTCACCATTGGCACGCCGGCGACCTTGACCTCGACCGAATCGCCGCGCTTGAGAATTCGCCGGTTCGGATCGTCGATCTCGAGCTCCGACATCGTGAGCGCGAAGCCGTGGGCGACGCTTTCGATCGTGCGGACGACCTCGATCGACTTCCAGCCGGTGAGCTTGCCCGCGGAGACGAAGACCTCGACCTCATCAGACACGCAAGACTCGAATCTTGTTTAGGCCGGGGATAAATGCCGGGTGTTCGGGGGTGAGGATGCGCTCCAGTTCGGTGGCCCTTGATCCGTCGCCGTAAAGTCGCGAGGCGAGCAGGAGGGTCGACACTGGAGCGGGGGGAATGTAATCGGCCTTCTCGGGGGCTTGCTCGCCGCGTAGGGCGATGTCGATCAGGACCGCGGTGCGGAATTCGCGTAGCCCGATGTAGGCGTCATCGTCGGCAGTTGCGCCGGCGGTTTCGATCTCTTCGTCGATCGGGCCGAGGAAGTTGTCGCGGAGCTCGGCGACCTCGTCCTCTGACGTGAAGTCGGCCTCGATCAGCACCAGGCCGCGAGCAATCACAATTGCTTGGCGGACCATATCGCCGAGGGCGAGGCGGTTCGTGTTTGCGAGAATCTCGTCCGGTGTAAGCGTCGCCGAAGCATTGCGCGGAGTGTTTGGGCCGAGGATCGTGCCGATCGTGTCCTCGCCGTCGTGGCGCATTCCCTCGAGGACCCGGAGACGCTCGGCGACAGTTTCAGGGACAGCCGCCATCTCAGCGGCGATGTCCAGGATCCCCGAGCCGGTCTCGGCGAAGGAATGAGCGAGGCGGAGATCGCTGTCGGAGGTGATATTTGAGGCAAGCGCCGACGACTTCTCGGCAATCGCGAGAGCCGGACCGCTGCGCTGCAATAGTGCGAGGCCGCGGTCGAATATCTCGAGGGCCGCTTTTGACGTAGCGACGACGTTGTCGTTCACCCAGCCGACGCCGTTGTCGACTTTTAACAGGTAGGAGGTGAGCGAGCTCTCCTGGGCATCGACCGCGGCGGCCTTTACTTTGCCGACCGTGTCAGTCGTGACGCCTGGCGAGCGGTTTGCGCCGGCCTCGACCGCCGTGAAAACGATCTTCGCGAAGCGTCCGCTCTTGCCCTCTTCCTTGACCGATCCAGAGACGATCCGAACACGGTGCGTTCCGTAACGCTCCGTAACAAGTTCGCCCTCGCCCTTAGATCGCAGGGCGGCGATTAACTTGTCGCGGTCGAGGTCGTAGTTTGTGCCGACGACGAAGGCCGACGTCGAGAAGCGATCGGCGGAGCGGCCGAGGT